CCACATTGAAGTCATATCCTCACCAAGAACTCTCATCAATTTAGTTTTAAGTTCATCATATGTTTTATAGTTCTTTGGGTTGGTAAACTCAGTGATGTCGTGTAATTCATTATATACACTTTCTAATTTAGCTTCATCACCTTCAAGGAATGATGCAGGTGCAGAGAACTCCGATTTATCATAGTTTCTATAACCTTCAACATTTCTTATCTTTAATTTAAAGTCTGCACCTTCCCAAAAATCAAATGCATCCATTGGAGTTTCATCCGCAAATTCAGGATTCATTTTATCCATAATCTTATCAAAGATCTTCTTACCAAATTTATATAAGAATACTTTGCCTTCGTTTTGAGGTGCTGATGGATCTTGAACTACATATATGTTAGTCACATAATGTAATCTTCTTTTCTGAGTTCTTGCCTTTTCTTTATCGGCATCAATACCAGAGTTCCAAAGCTTTGAATTAAGTTCACCAACTGGATCGGTTTGCCCTATTGATGTAAGTGAATTTTCAATATACCATAAACCGGTAGGACCTTTGAAGCCGTGATCCCAATATCTGACAAATGGTATTGCACCATCTTTACCCGGTAAGAATCTAATTACAGCATAACCATTACCGGCTTTATCTACTGTAGGTTTCCAAATCCTTTCATCCACATAGGACTTTTGTTCACCTCCGCCAGATGCTTGTGCTGCTTCTATGATTTTATTGATGTTAGTGCCGCGATTGCGTTTTAATGTTTCAAATGACATAGTATTGTCTCCTTATTAACTGAAATATTAACTGTAGTATTTTTTTGTATAGTAATATATATACACTATTCAAAAAGTGACGAGTCAATGGAATTCTTTTTTGGTAAAAAGTTTAAATCCATTGCCTCTGCTTCAAGCTTATCTTTGATTATTGGTGATACAAACTTCCTTACATCTTCTGGTTCAATATCATTTTTTTTACAAACGTGTAATATTGCATCCATATAAGGTATCTTCATATCAGCAACTGTGCTTTCGATAAGCTTTGTGAATTTAGACTTTGTTAGAAATTGTTCTTCTACTTTCATTTGTCTAAAACCCTTAATAATATAGTATCTTTATTAATCCTACCATTTGGTACTTTTGTTTTTGTTTTAAGAGTTTGCCAAGCGTCATTAATCTGCTTTGGTGTTTTCTGTAAAACAATCGGTAAGAAGTCAAGTGGTTTACGTAAACATATTGTTCTACTTAAACCTTTTGAAAAGTTCTTAATTGTTGAACCAGATATTTCAAATCCATTTACACTTTCAGTAATGTATTCAATAACCATTTTACTTTTAGTATTGAATGCATATAATCTTGACTTTGTAGGTATTTGAATTGGATTAATAGATACGATTTTAAAATCATTATCTTCTTTTTTGTATTGCACTCTTGCAACTTGCTTATCAACCGATTTAGGTCTTTTAACCTTTATATTTCGAGTTGCTTTAGTTGCAGATCTTATTCTTTCAAGATCTTCTAACATTGCTTTACAAACTTTAATTCTGTGATTGAGGGTTGACCTTTTAAGGTGGGAGTAACCTTCAACTGCCTGATCACATTTTTTATAGTAGGCATCCTCATAATCAAGGAGCCAACCCTCAATCATAGGCTTAACGTGACTTATTGCAGTATTTGTTAAGCCATGGTACTTGAATCTATCGTATATGTTAATTGTGGCATCGTCACCATCGATCCACTTGTCTTCAAGATCAAGTAATTCTTGCATTATAGTATTGTTAATTTTTCTCATTAACTTTACTACTGGTGATATTGAAACAATATTATTAGCTTTTTGTTTTTCTTCATATATGACTTTACCTTTTTCAATTAAAGGTATCATCTTATCAAATAAGTTATTTAAAAATTCTTTAGCAATATCATTATTATTATTTTTATATAAGTCATTGTTATACCAGAATGCAGTAGCTGCATGATGAGTCATTGAAAAATGATATTCTGGATTTGCTAAAATGTATTTAGATGGCTGTGGAAAGTTTTTCTTAATCCAAGTCTTAACTTGACTTACACAATCTTTTCTATCAACTTGTAAATGAAAGTAATCCTTTACTGCGTTGAATCCTTTGTCAACTGGAATACCAGCTAATCCTGTGCGAGCTCTTGCTCTTAAAACTTTCTTTTTAGTTTTCTTACCTTTTAATGCTGTCAAACTCATAATCTATTCTCCCTTATATAATCTGCGACTGCGCCTTTTACAATATTTGGATATTCACCTAAGTAAGTACCCGCTTCTAACATATCTTTGGTGAGAAGATATTTGTGTGGATGATCAATGGCATCCCAATTATCTAAGATATGTTTTCCTAATTGATCAAACTCTTGATCAGTTACTAAATTTTTATCAAGCTTATAATATGCATAAGAGCACATTAAATATTTTGCTACAGGATTTTTCATTAAGCATGACCTCTTAACTTAAGAGATTCATTCATTGCTTCAGTATCTGTATAATACTTATCCTGATGAGCAATATTAATTTTAGTAGATATGGCAGCAGCCAATCCACTATTCTTTTCGATTAACTTTTGAGCAAATTCATCTTGGTGAATTGATGACATTGCTTCTAGTTGTTTGATAATTGTATCATAATTAAACATAATATAAACTCCCGATTTTTTATTATAGTTATATTCTACCACAGTTTTACGTAAATGTAAAGGAAAAAATGCATAAAATGCAAATTAATTTCTTCTCATAGTTGCGTACTCTTTAGCATCTGCATTTTTGCTTACAGGTACCATGTTTGATTTATGCATAGTAGCAATACCGGTGATGAAGGTACCAGTGTAAGTATTTTGTTTGGACTTACCAACGATAGGACCGGTGTAGTCACTAGTTGGTAGAGCTCGTGAATGCTCCTTATAATTAGGAGCTTTGATTCCTGAATCTTTATTTTTATTTTTAAGCTGTGATGGATGTACACCTCTATCCATAAGCCACTTATCGTGTTCAGCTTGAGCTTTTTGCCAACCTGTTTTACGAAAAGGTTTCTTTCTTTTTTTACTATTTAAATTATTATAATATACTGGCATTAAATGCATTGTCATTTTATAACTCCTAACAACTTTGTTAAATCAACATAACCATAGTTGACTGCAAATACTATTGCAAGTACAATCATAATTAAAACTGCATTACGAAAGAACCAGCCAACTATGGAAAAGAATACACCTACAATCAATGCACCAGCTACCGCGAAGAAGAGGAGTTGAAGAAATAGTGGTAGCATTGATTGTATTTCGGATGGACTAGGCATATGTAGCCTCCAAATTCTTTGGGGCGGCGATCAATACATCTAACCTTACCGACCGATGGGTCCGCCCCATGGTAAGGCTAGGGAACGTTTTATAATCCACCGATGATTCCCTGGGTAGTTCCGTACCTGTAAATCCTGATGTGCTTCTCGTTATCTCATTGTCCATCACAACATCCTGGTGGTTACTTATAGCTATGTCATAATTATTATCCTTCATTTTTTTATTTAGTTCTTTTTCCATTATAGATATATTCTACCACAGTTTTCAGCAAATGTAAAGGAAAAAATGCACTTATTTGAAAAAAAGTGATTAACATATTAACTAAGTTCTATTCCTTTGAATTTCATCTGGTCCAGAATTAGTAGACATTTCTGGACTTCTATTCCAATTAAAAATATTTTTATTTTTACATGCTTGAAGTTCTTCAGTTAACTCTTTAACACGTTTATATAAAGTATATTTTTCTTTAGTTTCTTCGGCAAGTTGCTTTTTAAGCAACTCAACTTCAGTGAACGGTTGGCTCGTCATCGTCAAATTCCTCCAGTTTAAATATAAACTCTATACCGTTATCATTATGAGCCTGATGAACCATTTCACCAAGCTGATAATCTTTATCTTCAACGGTAAAGACTATTTCGTTTTCGTCATTAAATTTTTTTGCTGATGCTTTTTTGAAATCGATTATATTTGATTTTTTCTTTGGCATATTAAAACTCCTTTTCTATTATTATATTAATTCTACCACACTTTTAACTAAATGTAAAGGAAAAAGTGATTAACTTGTTAAATGTTTTGCATGTATTCTACAACCTATAAAATTGTTGTAGTAATCATCTCTAAACAATACATTGTGGTCGAATTGAAGCTTAGCTTCATAATAAGACATTTCGCCTTTTGTTTTACAGAGTTTTAATATTTCACGTTTGAATCTTTCTTTTCCATATTGTTCAATGAGTTGGCATACTTCATTTGATGAACTGTAGTATTCTTTCCAGTTTGATTCAATACGCGTTCGTACACGCCTCTTACGTGTTTTATTGATGGGGAGAACTTTAGGTTTCCAGAAGTTTTTCTTTCCAATATACTTTTTGTCGGTATTAATTTCTGTAAGTTGATATACAAAACCTTGATACTCCTCTGGTGTTATTTCAAATAGTTCATTATTATAGTACCACATACAGTTATTTATTCTTTTTTATAAACTGCACCTTTTAAAGCAAGCGGACTTGTAGCCTGTAATACTGGCGTTCCAATACCAATAGGTAGTGGTTTTGTAGGTTCAATTTTTGGAAGTAAAGGCAATAAAATTAAAAAATGAAAGAAATAATATGCTGTACATATTCTACTTAATAAAACGTATATACCTTCTGCAGGCATTGCGCCGAGATAACCTAAGGCTATACAGTCAATAAATAAAATCCAGAAAAATATCTTATATAATGGTCTAAAATTAGAACTCCTAATCGGTTGTTTATCTAGCCAAGGCAATACAAACAAAACTGCGATAGCACCAAACATAAACAATACACCACCAAGTTTATCTGGTATCGCTCTTAATATTGCATAGAAAGGTAAGAAGTACCACTCAGGAACGATATGTGGAGGTGTAACCATAGGATTAGCAGGTATATAATTATCCGGATGTCCCATAAAATTTGGAAAAAAGAATATTGCAGCTGCAAAAAATGTCAAGAATATTCCTAATCCAAATAAATCTTTTATTGTATAGTAAGGATGGAAAGGTATAGTGTCTTGCTTACCTTTAACATCTATGCCTATAGGATTATTAGAACCAAAACGATGTAGTGCTACTAGATGTAATATTACAGTTCCAACTATTACGAAAGGTAATACAAAATGTAGGCTAAAAAATCTATTTAACAATGCATTATCAACACTGAATCCACCCCAAAGCCAAGTAACGAATTGTTCACCTATCAATGGTATTGCACTAAACAGATTAGTTATTACTGTTGCACCCCAAAAGCTCATTTGACCCCATGGTAATACATAACCCATAAATGCAGTTGCCATCATTAATAATAATATAAAAACACCAAGAATCCAAAGCAGTTCACGCGGCGCTTTATAAGACCCATAATATAATCCACGAAATATGTGTATATAAGTTACTATAAAAAAGAAACTTGCACCATTCATGTGTATATATCTAATCAGCCAACCATGATTAACATCTCTCATAATTCTCTCAACAGAATCAAATGCATAATCTACATGTGCAGTATAATGCATACTTAATACGATACCTGTAATTATCATAATTACAAGAGTTATACCTGCTAAAGAACCAAAGTTCCAAAAATAATTTAAGTTTTTAGGTGTAGGATATTCAGTTAATTCATGATTCATAAACGAAAATATACCAAGTCTATGATCAATCCAATTAACTACAGGATTTTTAAATTTTGTCTTTGCCATTAAAAGTCTACGTCTATTCCATTTATACTATAAGTTTTACCGTTAAAGCCTTTATCCATTTTTTCAATGTCGCTCATCTTTTCACTATTAATCCTTTTCCATGGATTGAACTTCTTCAGCTTCTGCTCTTCTTCCACAGATTGGACAATAAATAGGTTTTTGATACGCTGCCACATATGATGTTTCATCGCATTCTTCGCAGTCTATCTGGTAATCTTTCAATTATTTTTTCTCTTCTTTTTTGTGTTGCCGTTGCCCACTCAGCAATCTCTTGTGTTGACCTACCACAACCTATGCAAAAATCATCTTGCAAAGTACAAATTTTTATGCAAGGTGAAATGACTTTAGAAATCGATTTCACAGGCTCCACCTGCACAGGCGGCCGCAGCGAGTGTATCAACATCGGTATACTTTCTTTCTTTAATATCTTCTTTCCAATCAACAGTTTTAAGTGTTGATTGTATCTTATTCCATTTATGTAATAAGTAAGCATCTTTCAAACAGTGTTCTGCTATATCAGAGTTTGACTTAAGATAATTATCTCCAAACTTTTTAAATCTTCTTATCCAATCACGCTTCATTGCATTTTCTGAAGTTTCTAAAGATATGTCTTCACCAAATCCTTTTGCAGTTGAACAAGCATCCCATAAATTATTAAAAACTTTTAACGCGTCAACTACCATACCTGATGCAAAGATTGCCGCATCACCATATTTCTTTACCATATCTTTTGCAGTTATCACTGCGGTGTTTGGAGCTTGATTATAATCTTTATCACCAGTCATAGGAAGAAATGAAATACCGGCAAATGAATGTCTATTTTCAAAAACATACTTTTCAACTTCATCCCAATCATCCACAATAATAGTATTTGATACGTTATGTCTTACACCATTATCTGCACAAAGTTCTTCATTAGTGCCAGCTTCAACCCAATATTGCTGTGCTGTTTTAACTAATTCAAGATGCTTTACACCTAATAAATCATCTTTATACATTGAACCTTTTTTTGGTAATATTGGAAACGACACAACAACATCTGTTCCACCTGCAGACCATACCGATTCTTCAATCATGTATGGATTAGTTTTCATGATTGCTTGAGTTATTTCTGATTCTTTATTCATTTGAACATTACGTATATACATATTAGAATGTTCTGCGTGAATACCTGATGCGGTTTGCAATAATACAGAAGCATTACCACTTGGTTTTACACATGTAGTTCTTGCTGCAGCATTGATACCAATAATTTTTGCAACTTCTCTATTAACATCTTTAACTATTTCTGCGCCTTTTTGCAAGATTTTCTCGTCAAAAAGTATGTCTGGATTATTCATCCATCCTGTTATTGAAACTCCAAGTAATGCTTCTCTATCAAAAATTAATTTTGAAGTATCAGTTAAAAACTTGAAGTCGGTGTACCCAGCTTGTAGGGTACCGAGGATAGACGCCGCTCGACATGCCTTATAAAAGTCTTCCTCGGTATTGCATTTGCCTCCATTGATTTCAGTTAGGTTGCAACCTTGCCAACCTGACTTTTTATTAATCTGAGGATACATACCAATCTCCACACATGGATTTGTAGTATGTTCTGTAGACTCAACGAAAACGAATCCCGGTTCACCAAATTGCTTGACTGATTCCATAATCTTGCCAAACTCTTCTGGTGTAGTCTTATCTCTTACAATTACTGCAGAGTTATTTGACCTACCTCTTTGAGGATTATCCATGAACCAATTGCCAGTTTTTGCATTCATCATTTCTTCATCATCTGGCGAAAATAAACAAATAGTTGCTGATCTTCTTACGCCTCCTGATAGTACTGCATCTGCTGCATGCATTATAATATCATATGCTGTTATAGGTTTTAAAGCTATTGGTTCTTTGGAATCTAATACAATACCTTGTAATAAGTGTTCTATCTTGTCTAAAGACCTACGTAAACCGTTTGGTCCTGGCGCTTTAAATCCACCTGAGATATAAGCTCCTTTAGGTCTTATTTGCGATAAATCGAAGTAAACTCTTCTTCCTTCGTATTCTGGAAATTTTCCACCTCCAACGAAAAAAGATGACATTAATACGTCTAGTGCTGAAGCCCAACCTTCAATTGAATCTTCAACTATATATCCTTTTGCTTGTTTGTTTCTATTTTGAATCTTTGGTAATTTTTTGATATGATGTTTCTGCACAGAAAAACCTGCACCTGCACCGCATAGTAAAATATAAAATACTTCACCAAAAAATGTTGGTCTATCAACATATGATGAAGTACAGTTATACATTCTCATTTGATGTTTCATTAATTGATCACCACCAAATTGTAAAGCACGCTGTGCACCGAGAACACGTTGTTCTTTATACGAAGTACGAGCTTCTTCTAAAAATGGTTGTAATGTATTATTATTTTTAATATAGTTTTGTTCGTGCATATCAATTACACGATCTACTGCCTCATCCCAAGTCTCATATCTATTGTCAGTTTCTTTAAACCTTGAATAGCCTTCATAAAACTTTGTTTGAGACAAAAATTCCCTTGTGTCAACAAATTGTTGCGTCATTTTTTCCTCATTATTTTTTGATTGTATTAACTATTATATATTAAAAATGAATCTTTGTAAAGGACTTTTTAGTCATTTTTTGAAAAATATTTTTCTATCATTTCAATTCTATCGTGAGCTGCAGCCATCTTATCTAGTTCTGCAATTACTGCTTCGGTTATATCACCGTGTTCGCCTATGCCGGCCGGCATGGTTTGGTATACTTTAATGTTTGCTTTATGTACTTCAAGTTCGCCTTCAGCTTGTTTCTTAGCTGCTAATATCAAATGATCGCCTGCTTTCAATTTAATCTCCTATTTTTGCATTCACTTTTCTATGTTTATTCCAAGCTACAAAGCCACCTAACCTTAATGCCCAGTAAGCTAAATAGTTCAAGAAATAAAATCCATTAACTTCTATATTAATATCTCTAAATGTTTGATCCATCCATTTTTGAGTTTTAATTCCTATTGTTTTTTTATTTTTCAATAATAATGTTTGATACTTGTAACCGTAATCGTGTATTAAACCACCAATTAGTAATACACCGACAGGTGATAAGAATTGACCTAAGAATTTCGGTACACTTGCACCATCGAACTTAAATCCTTTTGGTATTACAAAATTCTTTTTATTTATTGAATAATTAAAATCTTTTACTACTTCCCAATGTCTTGATGTAAATGACCATAATAATATTGCTCCCCAAAAACCTTTACCTTTTGTTTTTATAGGAATAGGTTTCATATGTGGAAATTCTTTATATTTGAAATTTACTCGATTATCTATTTTTTTATCAAATAAATTAATAATGAATCCGATAATGACTAATATAATAAAAACAGTCATTGGCCAGAATTGCATTGCTAAATTTAAAATAAAATCCATTATTGCTCCTTCTTATCTGTAAGCCATTTAATACCTTCATTATTATCTATTACAACTTTTTCTATCACTTCAAGTTTTTTTTCTACTTTATTACTTTTTATTCCATCCCATAATATGTTGGCAATGAGAGATGCCACTACAGATTCAAGCATTATTTATTATCTTTCGGTTTTACCGCTTTTTCGTAGTAAAGTATAACTTCTTTTTGTTGTTCTATATATCTTTTTATTTCTTCGAAGTTTAGTGCTAAATTTTTAAAAGATGCTGGATCTAATCCGTATATCACAAATTCACCCATACCGGCTTTTACTTTTTCAATAACTTCTGGTAAATTCTTTTCAGTTATTACAATAATTTTTGCTTCCAACATTTTGATTGCTTTTGGTTTCTGTGCAACTGCAATAGTTGGTGTCATTACTTTTTCAACTGTGACGATTTCTTTTTCTGGTTTCCAACTACAACTACTTAGTAGCAGTGTTGATACCGTCAAACATTTTAATAACTTCTTCATTTATTCTCTTTTCAGTAGCTGCAGGATCTGCAATACTATTTTTAACTATATCTGTTTCTGCAAGTATCTTTGAAATCTTTTTATTATTTTCTTCTGCAATAGTTAACTTGTTATTTAAGTCTTTAGTTAACTTAATTTGCTTTTCCATATTTTCTTTGAGAGCTTTGATTGTAGAATCTTTTGCTTTGACTGCAACTTCAAGTTTTGCATTACTATCTCTTAAAACAGCCATGCGTTGCATAGTATCATTATATATGTAATATGCACCATATCCTATGCCACTTAAAATAGCTAAGATAAAAATTAAAATATAGAATCTAGCCATAATTATCTTCTATGTATTTTCTAAATCTCTTTAGTAATACTGGAAACTTATCTTTACGCCTTCTTCTATCATGTACATATTTTGGACCCATTGCTGTTGTAGCGGGATTTGGAATTGACGCAGTGCTCGTAGTAGGTACATCTTCACTTGCAGCTTGTGCTGCTCTCATATTTTCTGGTGATGGTGCACCTTTCTCACCTTTCTTTCTCATTCTTTCGCCACGTTTTCTTTTCATATGAATATTGTGCCATAGTCCTTTATTTTTTTCTTGTATATCTTCTTTTTTCATAGCTTTAGTTTTCTTTTTCATATCATTGATAAAAGCTCTGTATACAGCAGCTGGCCCAGATTTACCCATAACACGGGCTCTTTGCTCCATTGCAATAGCAGCTTGAATTTGATGAGCATGTTTTCTACCTGACTTTTTTATTTTAGCAACTGATGCTTTTGCATCATCCACTGTAGCAAACTTCAGGCCATGAATCGTGCCTTTTGGATTCTCATCTGTATATAAGTCACTATGTTTTTTACTATTAGCTGGTTGACCTTTTTTTCTTGGTATTCTTTTAGTAGCTTCAGATATATCAGTCCATCGTTTATCCCATATAGGATCATTCAATGCATACGTTTTTTCTTCAGGTGCTTCCATCATATCAGTGTTAGCACTTTTACCAGATTGTTTAACAACTTTCAAAGGATTACCTACTAAACGTTCATATTTTTTTGCAGCAGACTTTGCTTTTGTTTCTGAACTATGATAACTAAATGTATAACGAGATTTTGGTGCACTTGGTTGTACTACAATGTGTGTATATGGTTTAACTTTACTACCTTTTTGTCTTCCACCAATTCTCATCTTATTAACTCACTTGCTGTAATATAAACTTGTTTATCTGTATTGACGTGTGTTGCTTCATATATATCAACGCCGAATACATCACCTACAGGATAACATTCGTTTTGTACTCTTACTTGATCTTTTGGCCAAACCATTTCTGCACATGATCCATTTAATAATTTTGAATTCTGAACTCTATATATTCCTGGCGATAATTGTTTTTCATCTAATAAGAACCATTCATTCTTCTCATTTAAAAAATCTAAAACCTCTACATTCATTTCTT